ATAATGAGTATTAAACCAAAGACAACAAGAGAACATATTTTATCCCTTTACGGCCATATATCTGGCGTTAAGAAAAATTTATCACACGTACACCAAGACGTAGAAAAATTGGGCGGTAAGATAGACAAGTTCTATTGGGTTCTTTTGACTGTTGCGGGAACAGCAGTCGTCTTTGTGTTAGAAAGGATGATTAACTAATGCAGCTTTCACGTAATTTCAGTCTTCAAGAGCTTATCAAATCCGACACAGCTATCAGGCAGGGTATTGATAACAATCCTAACTCTGATCAAATAGAAAAATTAAAATTACTTTGCGAAAATATATTACAACCCGTAAGAGATCACTTCGGCAGAGTTAAAATTACTAGCGGATTTCGTAGTCCAAAATTGTGTCTAGCCATTGGTAGCTCAGCAGATTCACAGCACGCAAAAGCAGAAGCAGCAGACTTTGAATGTTTAGACGTTGACAACGCAGAGCTTGCAGATTGGATACACCAAGAGCTTACTTATGACCAGCTCATCTTAGAATTTTACACACCCGGCGAACCTAACTCGGGATGGATACATTGTAGCTGGATCGCGGATACTCCAAGAGCTAGTTTTTTACACGCATATAGAGAAGAGGGTCGTACAAAATACAAACCCGTACTTGGCAAAGCCACAGAAATATTTAAGTAGCCAAGATGAAAAATAGTTTACTTGTCCACAAACATTTAATTATTCGTGCTGAAGCAAGTAAACCACCAACAGATGAAGATTGGTTAAAAGATTGGATGATGGGTTTTATAGAATCCATTGATATGAAAGTCTTTATGGGTCCTTATGTAAAGTATTGTAATATGCCTGGCAATCGAGGTATCACAGCTGTTGCTATTATAGAAACATCACACATTGCTATGCATATTTGGGATGAACCAAAGCCTGCATTAATGCAGTTAGATGTTTATAGTTGTGGTGATTTTAATCCTACAGATATTTGTAATAAGATTATGAAAGACTTTGACATTCATAAAATAGAATACAAATACTTGAATCGCGAAACGGGTTTAGTCGATTTATAATTTTCGACGAAAAAAACTTTTATCTTAGAAAATCCTATACTATTGTGGTGGTTCGTCGTTACAAATATAACCAATAACTTGTTTACCTTTATATTCGTGATAGACGTGATTAGAAAATAACTTTCTTTTCTTTTGTTTTAAAACTTTTACATTATAATGAAACCAACTGTCGCAAGGTTGATTAATTTCAAAAGGCGTAGCTATTTCAACATCACCTAATGATGTTAAATACAATAAGGTGATCACAATGGGTTTCAAATCCAGTCTCTTAGTTCTTCACCCATAACTTCTGTGGCAATATTAATTTTTTTACGTAGAGCTTTTCTAATCTTTTCATCTATAGTTTTTGGTGCTATAAGATCTATGTATGTTACCGACTTCTTTTGACCTATTCTGTGTGCTCTGTCTTCTGACTGTAGTCTTTTTTCTAAATCATATCCATTAGAATAGTAAATCATATTATTAGCAGCAGTTAATGTAATACCATATCCACCAGTCTGTGGATTACCTACAAAGAATCTAGCTTTAGAGTTTGGGTCTTGAAACTTCTCTATATTTTTTTGCCTATGTTCTGCCTCAATTGCGCCATAGTATTGTACTATGGAGTCTTCACCGTATTTTTTAGATACAGCCTTTACTATCTGTTTAATATCATAAACATAATTAGCCCAAATAATAACTTTACCTTCTACTTCTTCTAATAAATCTAACAATGATGTCATACGATTGTTTTTTATTTCTGTAATAGTATCATCATCATTTTTTAAATGACCACAAGTTATCTGATGTAGACGCATAAGTTGTGTTAGTACGTGAGGCGCTGTTGCTAGCTTACCTTTTAATTGAGCGAGGGCCGCGGATTTCATCGTAGCATATATTTGTTTTTGTTCATCTGTAAGTTCTACTTCTCTTTGTACATAAGTTTTAGGTGGTAGATCTAAACAATCTTCCTTTAAAACACGATAAGAAAAGTCTTTTAATTTGTCTGATAATTCACCCAATCTTTTATATCCTCCTACAATCTGTACTCTACGTCCACCAAAATTTCTATCTAGCATAGTAGCATATCTATTTCTAAACGCATAGTAACTATCAAAGCCAAGTAAAAAACTATCAAGAAATCCACATTGTGTGTATAAATCTAGTGGTGATTTAGTTACCGGAGAACCTGTGAGTATTCTTCTGTATTGTGCAAGCAAACCTAAAGATAATATAGCTTTAGTTCTTTTTGCTGTTGGAGTTTTTATAGTTGTAGATTCATCAATAGCCATTAATGTTTTGTGGCAACTAAGAAACTTTGTGGCAAATTGTAGGCCTTTCTTTGTTGAAAATGATTCTACATTCATAACAAGAATGTGAAGATCTAAGTCTACTTTGAATAATTGTTGATACTCTTTTTCTTTTGTTTTAGATGTTGTAGCCGTCCATAATACAGATTTATGATCTATATGATTAGCTAAATGAGTTGGTATTTCTCCAGAAAACCAGTTTCTATATACACCTTTTGGTGCTATAATTAGCGCCGCATTTATTTTACCTTTATCATAAAGCATAGCTATATTATCTACTAATACTTTTGATTTACCCGTACCCATTTCCATAAAGTACGCATACTCTTTTTTATCCCACGATTTTTCTAATGCAGTCAATTGATGTGCATAAGGCTTAGTCTTAAATTTATAGTTCATAATTTTTTTATTCTTTCTAGTTGACAATTATATAAACACTACTATATAAGATGTCAAGAACTAAGAAATGAAAAATAAAATATTTGAGTTATACAAACCAGAGTCATTAGCAAACTTTTTAGAGTTTCATAAAAGTAATCCTAATGAAAAATTTGTTTATGTAATTCAACAACCCCCACCTAATATAAATATATTAAGTGCGTCCGACTTTGGGTATCTTGTAATTTGTTTGCCTAATAGAGATCAGGCAATATTTTCTACTGCACCTTATGTACAGAAGATGAGAAAAAATTTACAAGACTTTCGCAAAGAAGATTATTTACTTGCTGTAGGAGATCCTGTAATAATAGGTATCTCAACTTGGTTAGTAGGTGAAACTACAAACGGACAGTTTAATATGTTGAAGTGGGATAAACGTGAATATAGATACTATCCATTAGAAGTGGACGGATATCAGAAAGGATAACAATGAGTCAAGACGTAAGAAATATGATGTTAGAAGATTCTAAAGATCTTTTAGATAATGTAGAAGTTTCAACTGTTGCACAAGAATGTGTAAAGTTAAAACAAAAAGAGGATGAGATTGCATCGTTAGAGGAGCAACTCAAAAGTAAAAAATTGGAGGCTGATGATATCAGCTCTCGTGTAATACCAGAATTACTAGCAGAACAAGGACTATCAGAAATTAAATTAGCTGATGGATCTAAAGTATCTGTTAAAAAAGAATTTAGGTGCACTCTTCCAAAAGATGAAGCGAAGAGAACTGCAGCCTATCAATGGCTTCGTGATCAAGGGTTAGGAGATATTATTAAAAACAATGTCTTTGTAACTTTTGGTAAGGGAGAAGATAACAAGGCTGAGCAATTGCTTAACCTTGCAGCAGAGAATGGGTTTGAACCACAACAGAAATCTGATGTGGCTTGGATGACATTAACTGCTCTATTCAGAGAGCGTATCGAGTCCGGGCTCGATATGCCATCTGATGTCTTTAGTACGTGGATTAAAGACAAAACTAAAATCACTCGGAAATAACTAATGGAGAATGTATAATGGCTAATGAAATAAAAGCTAAACAAAACGCATCACTAGCACTGTTTGGTGATGATGTATCCAAAGGTTTTGAGAATATGACGCAAGAAGATATGGCGTTACCATTTGTCAGAATCTTAGGACAACTATCACCGCAGGTAACTGATGGTGATGCAAAGTATATAGATGGTGCCAAACCAGGTATGATCTATAACACTGTTACCAGCGAACTTTACGATGGTAAAAAAGGTATCAAGGTTATTCCTTGTTATTACAAAAAAGATTATCCTGAATGGTCGGATAGAGGGGATGGTCCAGGTGCTCCTGTGGCTATACACTTACCGAACAGTCCGGTAATCGCAACAGGTAAGAGAGATGGATCTAAAATTAGATTACCTAATGGTAACTATTTAGAAGAGACAGCTTCTTACTATGTAATGATTGAGACAAAGAACGGTGGTTATACACCTGCTTTGATCACAATGAAATCAACTCAATTAAACGTTAGCAAAAAATGGAATTCAATGATGAAGACCATACAAATTGCTGATGGTAAAGGGGGATTTGCTATACCTCCTATGCACGGAGTTGTTTATAATCTAGCATCTACCTTACAAAAGAACGACAAAGGTTCTTGGTATGGCTGGGTTGTAACGCAGGACAGAATTTTAGGACAATCAGACAAGGCTTTGTATTTAAGTGCAAAGGATTTTTCTGGGAATGTATCTAAAGGGACCGTTCAAACAAAAGCTGATGTAGAAGAGAAGGTTAAGGACTCAACTCCTTACTAATAAAAATAAGGGGAAAGGAAACTTTCCCCTTTACAAAGAAATGATAAGTGATAATGAACAAATTCAAAAATATATTTAACGGATTAACTATAGCATATGGACAATACCAACCTGGTGAACGTGGTGAAAGCGGAAAACAAAAAGGAAAAGCTTTTATTGTACGTGGTGCCGTTACAGACGAACTCTGGAAAAACCATCTTGAAGGAAAAGGAGCCGCACTCGGAATTATCCCTATTACAGAAGATAACGATTGTCGCTGGGGGTGCATTGATATTGACGAGTATAATTTCAATCACGCTAGCCTCATTCAAAGCATACGAAATCTTAACCTCCCCTTAATTGTTTGCCGTTCTAAATCAGGCGGAGCGCACGTATTTTTATTTACTAAAGAAAACATTCCTGCATCATTGATGCAATCAAAATTAAAAGAGATGGCCATCATACTTGGTTATGAAGGTTCAGAAATATTTCCCAAACAAACAGAAATTCTAGTGGATCGTGGGGACACTGGGAACTTTTTAAACTTACCCTACTACAATGATATGAAAGGCTTGCGCTATGCTATCAACGATAATGGCTCCGGTTGTACACTTGAAGAATTTTATCAGCTCTATGATAAGTTTTCTTTGCGAAAAGATCAGGTGGAACAAATTAAAACGGAAAAGAAAAAAATAGAAGAAGCATTTCCTGGAGGTCCACCTTGTTTAAATAAACTTGCATCAACAGGTTTTGGTGAGGGTTCCAGGAATAATGCATTGTTTAATATCGCAGTTTATTACAAACAATCTAATCCTGATACTTGGGAAGATGAGATTGTAAAAGCTAATATGAAATTTATGGAACCACCATTAAGTAATAGTGAGGTTCAACAATTAATTAAATCTGTAAATAGAAAAGGTTATGACAAGTATAGATGTAAAGATGCACCTATTAATGCAGTATGTCAGTCTGGGTTATGTAGAACAAAAAGATTTGGTGTAGGTTTTGGTGAAGAAGAAATGCCTGTACTTGGAAGTCTTACAAAATATTCATCATCACCACCACAATGGTTTTTAGATGTAGATAAGAAGAGAATAGAATTAAAATCAGAACAACTTTACAGTCCAAATTTATTTGCACTAGCGTGTTTAGATCAAGCAAATTTAATTGTACCTATACCTAAACCAAAAGATTGGAAACAACATTTTTTAAAACCAATGATGCAAGGACTACAAGAAGTAGAACCTTTAGAGTCTTTAAATCCTATCAATGAACTTACAGGACTATTACAAGATTGGACTACTAACAGACAATCAGCAAGAACGATTGATGATGTATTTAATAAATTACCTTTTACTGATGAGAAAAGAGAGTTTACATATTTTAGAATGGAAGACTTTTACAATTTCTGTAAACGAAATCATTGGGAAAAAGATAAGAATCAAACAGGTAACTTAATTAAAAGACTCGATGAGTTTGTAGGAGAAGAAAGAGTACGTATTAAAAAGCAACAACCTAGACTAATTAAAATAAAAACAATGAAACAATCAGAGGCCGCAGTATCTAAAACACCATATCAAATAGAAAACTTTTAATGATAGGAGTTAATTGGCACTTAAAGTTTCGTTTAAAAATAGAGGAATTACAAAAAGAAAATGAAAAACTAAAACTTAATAACACCATATTAAAACGTAAAGTAAAAAAATATGAAAACAATAATATTAGGACCACCAGGGACGGGAAAAACAACAACACTCTTAAATCTGGTCGATCAGTTTATACAGCAAGGCGTTAGACCTAGACAGATAGGTTATTTCTCCTTTACTAAAAAAGCTGCAACGGAAGCTGCAACGAGGGCCGCGGATAAGTTTGGTTTGGATATAGAAAATGATTTAACATTCTTTAGAACACTACACTCTTATGCATTTAATCAATTAGGTATGACTAAAGAAAAAATGTTAAGCGCTGATGATTATAAAGAGTTTGGTGAAAAATGTGGCATACCTATTAAGACAGCAAGATTTTCTGATAGTGATGGTACATTTAATTGTGATAATGAATATCTTACTATTATAAACACAGCAGCTGTAAAACGAATGGATCTATTAGAATACTATGATTCTAGACAAAACATTTTAGATATAGAAAGAGATACTTTGTATTTATTAGCAGAAGAATTAAAAAGATTTAAAAAAGAAAAAGGACTTAAAGACTTTAATGATTTATTAGAAGATTTTATTGCAAAAGAAAAACATAATAAGTTTGAGGTATTATTTATAGATGAGGCACAAGATTTATCTTTGTTACAATGGGAGATGGTAAGAAAGATTTGGTCTAAAGCAGGAAAAACTTATATTGCAGGTGATGATGATCAAGCTATATTTAAATGGGCTGGTGCAGATGTAGATCACTTCATAGCATTAAAAGAAGAAGTAAATGATATTAAAGTATTAGATCAATCTTACAGAATACCAGGTGGTCCTATACACGAACTATCACAAAATATTATAAACAAAGTACAGAATAGATTTGATAAAGATTATAAACCTAGAGATGATGAGGGTATCTTAAAAAGATATTCTGACATTACACAAGTAGATATGTCTAAAGGTAATTGGTTGGTATTGTCTTCTGCAAATTATTTTTTAGATGATGCTAAAGATTTATGTGAGATACAAGGATGGTATTATCAATTTAAAGGACGTAACTCTATACCCCTAAAACTTCTTATGGCTTTAAATAATTGGGAAGCTTGGCGTAAAGATGCACAACTAAATCATTTAGAAATAAAAAATATATATGAATATCTAGGATCACACGTATTGCCTGGATTTCAAAAAGGTAAGACATTACATTCTGACACAAAGTATCTAATGAGAGATTGTAGAGCTGAACACGGTTTGGTTACAGACAGTGTATGGTATGAAGCATTCGAAGGATTAGATCCTATGACGGAAACTTACATTCGTAATATGAGGGCGAACGGTGAGATGATAAATAAAAACCCTCGTATTATAATGTCAACAATACACGGAGCAAAAGGAGGAGAAGCCGACAAAGTTTTATTGATGCAAGACATAACTAATGCAGCGCTAGAAACGTTTAGTCACGACCCGGATGAATTACATAGATTATTCTACACAGGTGCGACGCGCGCGAAGCGTGAATTACACGTCTTAGATCCAAAAGATTTTGATCGAGCATATATACTATGAAGAAAAAAATAACAGACGATTGGAAATTTAAACAAGTTGGAGGATCCCATTATATGTATATGGCCATTCAGCCAGCAGAGTTTATAAACAAAAACAAGTTGCTTTTTGCAGAGGGCAACGCTATAAAGTACATATGCAGACACTCAAGCAAGGGTGGCATAGAAGATATAGATAAAGCAATACATTATCTAGAAATGGTGAAAGAGAGAGATTATAAATGAGAAATACACAGATACCTTTGTTCACTCCAGAAACAGAGTGGGTAATGCCAGAAGAATTAAAAAATCTTAAAGGTGCAAAAGAAATAGCAATAGATTTAGAAACTAATGATCCTTATTTAAAGGAATTAGGCTCTGGTAATGTTACTGGAAAAGGACACATTGCAGGCATTGCGGTGGCCATAGAGGGCTGGTCTGGCTATTTTCCGATACATCACGAGTCTGGTGGTAATATGGACAAAAAATTGGTGCTTTCCTGGCTAAAAGATATCTGTAATCAAGAAGAGACTACCTTTATATTTCACAATGCAATGTATGATATTTGTTGGTTAAGATCAGCAGGTATAAATATTAAGGGTAAAATTGTAGATACAATGATAGCAGCGTCTTTAATTGATGAGAATAGATTATCTTATCAATTAAATACATTGTCTAAATTTTACGTAGGTATTGGTAAAGACGAGAGCATTTTAAATGCAGCAGCTAAAGAGTATGGCTTAGATCCTAAAAAAGATATGTGGAGATTACCTGCATTGTTTGTAGGACAATATGCAGAACGTGATGCAGAGTCCACACTAAAACTTTGGCAAAGATTAGAAACAGAATTATACAAAGAAGAACTTTGGGATGTGTTTAATTTAGAAACTAAATTATTTCCTTGTCTTGTAGATATGAGATTTAAAGGTGTAAGAGTTGATTTAGAGAAAGCAGCTAAGATTAAAAAAAATCTTATGCAACGTGAATCTAAAATTATTAGTAAAATTAAAGAACTAACTAATGTTGATGTAGAGATACACGCAGCAAGATCTATTGCAAAAGCTTTTGATAAACTAAAATTACCATACGATAGAACAGAAAAAAGTAAGGAACCAAGTTTTACAAAAAACTTTTTACAAAATCACCCACACGAATTACCAAAATTAATTGCAGATGCAAGAGAGATAAATAAAGCTCACACTACATTTATAGATTCAATAACTAAACACGCAGTCGATGGAAGAATACACGCAGACATAAATCAAATAAGATCAGATGCAGGAGGAACTGTAACCGGTAGATTTAGTATGAGTAATCCAAACTTACAACAAATACCAGCAAGACATCCTGAACTGGGTCCTATGATTAGATCTATATTTATTCCAGAAGAAAAAACTAAATGGGGATCATTTGATTACTCACAACAAGAACCTAGAATTTTAGTACACTATGCAAAGTTACAAAATTTATCAGGCGTTGATGAAATTGTAGATGCTTACAATGAAGGTGATGCAGACTTCCACCAAGTTGTAGCAGATATGGCAGGCATAGAACGTAAGCAAGCCAAGACGATCAATTTGGGTTTAATGTATGGTATGGGTAAAAATAAGTTGATGGCCGAATTGGGTCTAATGAAAGAGTCGGCGGAAAAACTAATTAAACAATATCATTCTAAAGCACCATTCGTAAAACAACTTATGGATAATGTATCTCGTAAAGCAAACGACAGAGGTAAAATTAGAACTTTAGGAGGTCGTGCGTGTCATTTTGATTTATGGCAGCCTACACAGTTTGGTATATTTAAACCATTACCATTAGAACAAGCTAGAAAAGAATATGATGAACCATTAAAACGTGCATTTACTTACAAAGCATTAAACAAATTAATACAAGGATCAGCAGCAGATATGACAAAAAAATCTATGGTAGCTTTATATGAAAATGGTATAATACCACACATTCAAATTCACGATGAAGTAGACATATCAGTGGAGTCGAATGCTAAAGCAGAAAAAATTATTGAGATAATGGAATCTGCAGTGGAACTTAAAGTTCCAAACAAAGTAGATTATGAACAGGGAGCTAATTGGGGTGAAATAAAATAGTGGCTTATTTGAATGCAAACATTCCAGCTACCTATGCACAAATACGAAAGGAGTATTTATATGATCTTAAAAAACATCACGGAGAAGTTGAAGACTGTATTATCTTTGGCCTTACCTCTATGGGTGGGCGTGCAATCTTATTTCATTGCATTATGGAAAATGGTGCAATCTTTTATCGTCTCCCAATATCAGCATTTATTCAAAGAGGATTTAAAATCGAAGATGTTCCTGAACGTAGACTTGACGAACTGGAGTTATGGAATTCTTTTAGTTATTTTCCTACTGTTACTTCTTGGAATATTTTAAGCGCAGCTTCAGGAAAATACATAGGTAAAGATAAAAAGTGGCATCACGGCAGTTATTTATTTACCGTTGACTGGGCACACCCAGATGGTAATATACTAGATACTGATCATTCAGAGATTCCGCACGAACATAAGTGCGCACATATCATAGCCCTCGATGATGGGAACTATGCGGCACAGCCAAACAACAGATGTATATGGGATCTACCTTCTTTTACTGTAAAAGATAATATTCCAGACTGGAAAGTGCAAACAAACGAGTGGAATGTTGAAGATACAGGTAAATGGAAAACAGAAGACACTGACAATTTCTTTTATGAAATTGAGGAGAAAAAATGAGGAATTATTATGAACTATTATGGAACAGGTTTATTAATAGTAATGTTAGTAGTATTGGCTCTATGTGGAGGACCAAGTGTCCAATAAACCATTAAACATATCTGAATCAGCTGCCGTGCAGATGCCGATGAAGACGGTTGCCAGTTTGATTTTGCTCGTCGCAGCCGGCGTCTTCGCTTATACCGAGCTT